CATAGGATAAAATTAATTGTTTCATGTCATGGATTCTCGTTCGTGTAGTGTTGCTGTTTAAAACTACAAATAGTTTTTTTTGGTTATTAATTATCACGCTCATAACTAAACAGCCGCCACTGGCTCGAACATAACCAGTTTTACTTACAATTACGTTATATTTAGCGACCAGTGGATTTGTGTTGTTAAATTTCCACTTAGTAATTTTTCTTTTTTTGTGATTTACTAGCTCGCCTACCAATTGATTACTGGCATGCACGATTTCTGGATAACGCTCTGCTGCCAGTAATAATTTTATTAGGTCTCTAGGAGTACTCACATTTCTATTATCTAATCCTGAGCTATCTGCGAATCTTGTATCACGCATGCCTAAAATTTCAGCCTTGCGATTCATATCTTCGATGCATTTACTATATCCCCGGTGATACAGTTCGCACAGCAAATTTGCAGCTTGATTGTTTGATTGAATTAATGCTAAATCAATCAATTGAGATTTATTAACAACAATGCCTTTGAATCTTTTTTTTATTGGATCATTAAGATTCTCGTTTGCGTCTAGTATAACCATCACTGTCATGAGTTTAGTAATACTAGCAATAGGCTGTTGTATTTCTATATTTTCCGATTCTAATATATTACCGTTGCCATCAGCAATCAACCACGATTTTGCTAAAATATTTGAAGGAAAAACAGGACTGCTTGCAATCATTATGATTGCTGTTAATAGAAAATGTTTTATCATTTATTGCCAACCAAACGATACAAATCGTTACGAGGAGTATTGTTGGCGCTCATATCAACTATATAAGAGCCAACAGATTTTACATCATTGTAAACAATTTTGTTGTCTTTGTCAACGAACCAATGATTTATAATGTTAAATAAAGCAGTTTGGCAATCTAATAGTCCAAAAGTATAAATTTTGTATACAGGTTGTTCCAACATTTCATATTTTTGTCCAGCCGGGTCGTTAAACTCAGTTACTGAATATACAGGAACCTGTCGTTGACGAATATTCAATGAAGCTTTGTGTACATACAATTGAAATATATTAGATTGTGCCGCTTGCTGCCAAACAGCTTCATTGTAAATAATTTGATTGTTTTCTGTAATTGACAATTGAAATTCTTGTGCCTTTGATCCAACAGACAGGATTGTTAAAAATGCAAATATTATTTTTTTCATCAATTAACCTCGTTCGTGTTGTATGTCTTCGATAAATTTTTCTATGACCAAAAAACCTATCAAACATAATATAATTGCAAACAAGCTACCTTGACCAATCGCCAGAGTTGTTGCTATCCAAAAGAATATTCTTAGACCTAAAGTTAAAAAATCAACTGTATTCATTTATGATCTCCACCACGTCATTTATATGTAGATTAAGAGACTTAGCAATAGCTAGATATGAAAATCCTTGTTTATGTAATTCTAATACAGCCTTAACTACTCCTGGATTTGTCATTTTTTTCTAAGTGTCTTATTATAATTTCTTCTACTACAGTTTCGGGATATCTAATTCTTAAACAAATGTCCTGTACACTGTAATTATGTTCAAAATGCATTCTAATAACTAGACCACTGTTGGCCTTGAATGTATATTTAACTTGATTATTTTGGATCACAATCTATCCATTTTAAATTATTGTAATGTTCATAAGGCCACGTGCCTTTGGGAATCAAACAACGTCCTAGTTCAGGACTTACTTCCATTCTCACTTGTACCACTGCCCAACTCAACCAAATAGCGTACACGGTACAAATAATAGCTATGCCGTATTTGTAAGCATTGCATTTAATATGTTCAATTCTTCTTTGCCTTTTATTTGCTGCTATGGAATCACGTGCTCGCTGTAATTGTAAAGCTATGGCCTGCTCTTTCTGTATACGTTCCATCATGGCTTCGGTTCTGGTATACAAATCTCCCAATTCTGGAGGACATTGATATACCATAATTTCTCGTAACTCTGTCTGCATGGCCTGTAGTCGACTTAGCATCAACACACGCTGTAATGCTCGTTTGCCAATACTTGTGGAGCCAGTGTAAACGTCATAGGCATGTTTTTCTTCCTCCTCAAAAATTGCTTTGCAATAAGCGTAATTTTCAAAGTATGTGCCTAATTCTTCGCCGATTTGTGTGTAGACATCATCGGGCTGTTTTTTGCTGAGCTCGATGATGCGATTCTTTTCCTGTATGTACTGATTCTTCTCAGCAACAGTAGGTTTACGGTCTCTGAACTTTTCGCCAAACTGAGCGTCCAGATCTGCAATGATGCCTTTAACATCGCCTGCTGCGCTGGCTATTTCTTTGTATAATTCGCAGCCTTTTTTTACGGCTTGTACAGCACCATTAGCCAGGGCAAATAGTGTTAGTGGATCCATAGCTCGGACCCATCACTGGTACAGCTCGTTACAGCTAATTGGTTCAATTTGTGTTTCCGTTATTGTGTTATTGAAGAACCAATACTAATCGAACTTAGTAATACTTACCAATAAGCGTATAAAAATTTATTACTAGATAACTGCTACATTCTGCGCGGGGGAGTAACTGGTGCAGGATTAGGCGGATGTTTAGGAGGACGATGTGCGAACCAACTCATAGTTCAAATCCTTCAGTCATAAAAAAACCTGGAATTTCCAGGTTATTTGTAAATTATTCTTGTTCCGATTGTAGCACCTTGTTTAAGTGGACTCTCATCTGGTATATAAATGCGTTTTCCAACTCCTACCATACAATATTCGTTGGTGTTTAAATCATGTAGGAACCAACTAGTAGTTTCTGTTTCAAAATTAGCATAGACCAAGTTAACAGTTTGTTCGTTAGGGGATTGCGTAGCCATAATCAACGTTTCGCCATATTTGTCCATGGTAACTTTAACATCTTCAAAACTACCACACATCATTTGGATTTTTCTAGGTCTTGGTTCAGCTGTAGCTGCCAGCGCAATAGTGGCCAGTAAGATGGCAGTTAAAATTTTGTTCATATAGTATATATCATTGTGGTAGACAATGATAAAATACCCGTATTATACTTCTTCTTTATAATCAAATCTACCACAAACTATGTCATAAAATTCGTCTAGTTCTCCGCCCCACTTGCCTTTAAGGTAAGGGCGTAGATCGTGACACAGCTTGGCGTTTTTTTGTTTGTTAGCTTGGACAAATGTATTGTGAAGTTTCTTCCAGTGATCTAGTCGTACTACTTCTTCTAATGGAATTTGATCGCCCGGGACTACACAAAATGTTTCTAATATTTGTCCTTCTACATCGTGTGGTTCTAGTTCAAGAACTGTATATCTTTCACTGAGCTCTTCGGCTACTTGTCTGTTAAAAATAATGTCCATTATCGTTTTTTAATCCCTACTGTGTTGTATATATGCTGCACAGCTCGAGCTTGATAATAACAATCAATCAAGGCGTTGTGAGCACCATGCCTGTTTTTGTCTCTAGGATCACCGTGTACACTGAACAAAGTACGACTGTCTCTAATCTGCCAAAATTGCCAGGGAGTCGGGCGACCAAATTGTCTGTATAAATCCTCTAGTATGACAATATCAAACGCCGGTCCTTGGCACCAAATGTTGTCTACTCCAACCAAAAAGCGATTGAGTTGATCTAACATTTCGTTAACAGCTATGCGCCCTTGGATGCCCATGGCTTCTTCTCTGACTTCGTCAGTTTGTGTGCCCCACCAGGTCACAGTTTCATCTTGAACGTGTCTATCCATGGCCAACTGTTCATCAACATCCGGCTTTAAATATAAACCTCTAGTCTGATCTACATCCGACTCCCAGGGATTAAACTTTACTGCACCCATTGTGAGGATAACCGACCATGGCCTGGTGCTCAGCGTTTCGATGTCAACCATTGCATCCATTATTGACTCCCTACGGCTCTATCAGCTTCGGCCGCTGCTACTCTACGACGCAAACTGCTTGAGCTAAATGAATGATCGCGTTTGTTATACACCAGTTCAATTCTACGATTGTTACACTCTTCTGCGCCAGTGAAATGTTTGTCTGCATACTCAACGCCTAGTATACGCACATCAATGGGCAGGGTCAAAAGAATATCAACTAGGTCTTGCTCAGTTTGATATACAACCACTTCATCCACATAGCGGCATGCTGCCAATTGAATCTGGCGCTCAACGACACTTTGTACTGGTGGATTCTTCGTATCCGGACGGTCAAGTGTGGGGTCGGTTTGCAGCCCCGCAATAAGATAATCGCAGTGATTCTTAGCCTCTGCCAACATTGCCACGTGTCCGGCGTGAAATAAATCAAAAGTCGAAAAAGTAATCCCAATCTTAAGTCCTTTGTCCTTAAGCTCACGAATTTTATTGAATATCATTTAAGAGGCTGGTTCTAATTTTATGTTGAGTGGAAAGCCATTGTTCCTAGCTAGCAGAGTAGCCTCTACACCTTTTTGTTCGGCAATTTCATATGGTAGTGTGCTTACTACACTTGATCCTTCTTCATGAATTTTCAAAGTTATCTCATGTGCAGTTTGTTCGGTATGATGGAAAATATTTTTCAAACTTTCAACAACAAATTCCATAGTGGTAACATTGTCATTGAGATAGATAACATTAAACAAACTGGGTGGCTGAATGTTTGTTTTGGCTTGAATACGTGGTTTTACTACAATATCTGTTTTGCTCATAGTCTTGTAGGTGAAAGTAGGGGGAGGAATCCCCCTACTTTTATTATATTACTTAGCAAAAGTAATTGCAATCTTCTTGGGTTTTTGTTCTTCAGGAACAATATGTTCAAGGCTGACTGCCAGGATACCGTTAATTACTGTAGCACCCTTGACTTCTACATTGTCGGCCAAAGTAAAATGGCGAGCAAATGTTCTTGCACTAATACCGCGATGCAGGTATTCGTACTCATCTTTTTGCCGTTGTTCGCCATGAATCGTGAGAACATTGTCTTTGTATTCAATGTCCAATTCGTCTTCACTAAAGCCAGCAACTGCAAGTTGGATAGCATAATGATTTTTGTCAATTTTTACAATATTGTGTGGTGGATAATTGTCTGCCTTGCTATTGGCAAAGGTGCGTCCTAGTTCATTGAACAATCTATCAAACCCAACTGCGTGACGATGTAGTGTAGGTAAATCAAAAGTACTAATGGTATATGTTGTCATAATTTTCTCCTTTCTATTAAGCAAGTATGACATATATGAGGGTAGACCCCAACTGGGCATCTGCACTGCATATTCTTTATAGCTTTTCATTAAAGTCAGCATCGACTACGGTATCATCTGTGTTAGTCTCTACAGATTCTTCTGTAGTCGATGGTTGTTTCGCTTCATTTA